GTTTTAATTACAATGGCATGAGTGCAAGTCAAGCTCAGAAATATTTGTATGCTCAGGCTGGTGCTACCCAGAATAGTCAGATTAGTATTGGTACTGGCACATTATCTGATAATTTGGGGGCAATGTCCACATTACAGCAACGTGCTGGTTCAATGGGAGTGAACCAGACTGCTATTGGCCGCGCCGCATCATCAGGTATGTACTCTTTCGGTATAACTAATCCTAATATGACTGCTACTTCAGCAGCGTCAGCAGCGTCAGCGATGTATTCACCTACATTCTCCTACAATATGATGACAATGGGTTACCGTCCTATATTGTCACAAACTCCTGGTGGTAAGCCTCTGAATGCTGGTCAGTCAGCCATGTCTATACTAGGTTCAATGGGCTTAGCAGGTAAAAGCTCAAGTCAAGTATATGGTAACTTGTCTTCTGGAGTAGGGCAGTCTAATCTTAGTTATCTTCTTCAGGGAAGCGGTGTTTCTAATACTGCTATGACAAGTTACCTGAGGGATTATGCTCAGCTTATCGATAATAAGAAAATGACACCGACTGCGGCAACAGCTTTGATGCAAGCAGCCGGAACAGGATCATCAGCTTCTATGCAAGCAGCACGTAATAAGCTATCAGGTCTTGGAATATCATCAGCTAATAATGACCTTGCTGCTCTTACCCAGAATCAGGCATCTCAGACAGGTCGTTCAGGAACCTATATAGATTCATTTAATACTGGACTGCAAGCCGGTGCAGGACTACTTAAGAATTTTAATAATGCTATAACAAGTTTCCTTAGCTCAACAGGGTTAGGTTCTGCTATTGGTTATGGTGGCGGACTGACAGGAACTCTAGCTGGTGCGTCTCATATAGGCAACACAGCATTAGGATTGTATGGTCTTAAATCTGTACTTGGCGGTGCTGCTTCATCAGGTGCCGGTGGTGCGGCGGGAAGCGCTGCTGGTAGTGCGGCGGGCGGGGTCACAGCATCAGCAGGATTAACCGCAGCCGCAACAGGTGCCGCAACTGTGGCAGGAATAGCCGCAGCGTCAGTAGTAGTTAACAAGCTCACACCCGCAGGTACAAGAAATGGGACTATGGTTCCCAGAACAAATGTGGCTGCTGTCGGAGCTGACAATATTCAGAGATGGTTACATAACGCTGAGAACTTTGTAGACCCTATGCACTGGTTCGGTGGAAGTTCAACACAAGCGTCTACTGGTGGTGGTGCCGCTGGCGTATCAATGGGAACATCGCAGCAGGTTACATCAGGAGCCAATATGACTTCCGTATCAGGGCAGGCTAAGAAAGCTGTATCTGCTGCTGAATCACAGAAAGGTGTTCCTTACCAGTACGGTGCTGAACTGCCAGGAGTAGGTTTTGACTGTTCAGCGCTTATCCAATGGGCATACAAGCAAGCTGGAATTAACCTTCCTCGTACCGCACAACAGCAATGGTCAGCATTATCACGGAAGTCTATACCAACAGACAGAGCACAAGAGGGTGACCTTGTGTTCATGGCTGGTTCTGACGGAACGAGTAATTCACCGGGTCACGTAGGTATGATGATTAACTCTCATCAGCTTATACAGGCACCACGCTCTGGCCAGGATGTTGATGTTATAAGCTATGACCCGCGAGCTTGGTCACATGCTGCCCGTCCGTCAGGTTCGGGTTCTTTCCTTGCTGGTTCAACAGGACTAGCGGGACATGGCGGCATAGGCAACACCGGTATGGGTTCAGGTATTGGTGGTGCTTATGGTTCATCTAATGAAGTAGATGTTATCGGGGCGATGGGATCTTATCTTGGTGGTAGTGGCGGAAGTGGCGGTACTAATGGAACCTCAGGAGGGAAGAATACTGTAACAGGTGGTTCTTCTGGCGGTTCTTCTATCATTCCGTCTAACGCTTCCAAGACTGCTGCTATCGCTAAGCAACTGGCTGCCAAGTACGGATGGAACTCTGGTACTCAGTGGAATGACTTCGTTAAAGTCGTCAACCGTGAGTCAGGATGGAGTATGACAGCTCAGAATCCTAGTTCTAGTGCTTACGGTATAGCTCAGTTCATCAACGGGCCTAGTGAGTACTATCAGTACGGTGGCAATCCGAATACTGCTCAAGGTCAGCTTAAGGGAATGTTTAATTACATTAAGTCACGGTACGGGAATCCTGCTGGTGCCTGGGGTCATGAGCAAAGTATGGGATGGTATGGTGCTGGTGGTTCTACAATGCCAGGCTTAGCACTTGTAGGAGAGCGCGGACCTGAACTTATGATGCAAGGCGGCGGCAATCAAGTATTCTCAAATGCTCAAACCATGTCGCTGATTAATGCTATTAGAGGTTCATCACCCGCTCAGTCACCGTGGAAAACAGACATGACTTCTGGCAGTACTTCTTCTCCATCATCAGCAGCGTCGGCTTTAAGTGTTAACTTCGCACAAGGATCTATCGTAATTAATTCATCTGGTGCTTCCGTTCAGTCAGCTACGCAGTCAGGCAGAGAAGTTCAACGCCAGATTATCAAGCACCTAAATACTGAATCTGTACATCAAGCAATACGTAACGGAGAGAAGTACTAGAAAAATGACATCAACAGGATTAAAGCCAGTACCTCAGCCTAAGTTTGACTCAAGGATATATAGTCTTGCGTATCCTCTTGGAGGAAATAAATATGGTAATCTTAAGAGAGGTTCAATGGTATGGAGCACGACACCAGCTATTCCTTTCGGTTACTCTGATGTAGCACGCTTCCAGTTCCTTTATAATCCGTCCACTATTACAGCTACCTATTCAATGACACCCGATACTAGTGTTCAGGCTGGTTTACTTTTCCCGACAGCGTATGACAGCACTGAACTAAGAGTTCCACTCAGCCAGACTGTTGAATGGTCTCTGCTATTTGACAGAACATATGAGCTGTGGAAGCAGTATGATGACACAGGAAAACCTCTTCAGGATATCGGCACCTACGGTAATAATCCTGCTGTAGTAGGAGTGAAAGCTGATATTGACCAGTTGCAGCAGTTCACTGGGATGAATGTAGGATACTTTACAGACAGTCAAGGTAATCAGGAAGCTACTTCTCCTTCACTCTCCAAGCAGCAAGGGATTATGCAGCCCGCATTTTCTTATGTATTTTTTGGTGATAGTAATAATCTTTGGTATTACGGTTATATTTCTGAATGGGATGTAACTGTCACTCACTGGACTCAGTACATGGTACCTATGCGTTGTGTTATCAACATTGATTTTACTCTTATGCCAATGCAGAATTCGAGTACTCCTAAACAAACAGCTAACACCGACTGGTCGCTCCCCGGTAATGGTAAGTTCATTTCTCCGACAGGATCTCCAGTTGTAGGACCGGTAGGTAACTAGTGATATCAGCAAATAGTAGATATGCGTCTTCTACATTAGAAACAAATGATTATCAAGGTACAGATATCCTTTACATACTTCCGACTCAACCTACTGTAACCACCTTCCAGTACAGCTATTATACTGTTACCTATGCTGACAGAATTGATACCCTTGCTTCAACTTTTCTCAGTAATCCAGCTCTATGGTACATGATTGCCAGAGTTAATCCCCAGATTATTGACTTTTTCAATCTCACTGCGGGTACTGTACTTCGTATTCCTATCATAGCAACTGTTCAGTAAGGTTAATTCATGGGAAGTAATCCAGTAAAGAATGTTATCTATGCTATTTATGTTAATAATATTCTTATCAAAGAGTTTCCTTTAGATGTAGAACTTGATATGACGTGGGGACAGCATGATCTATTCTTCGCGCGCTTCGAATACTACCGTGGACTGAACTTGACCAATCATCAGTTATGGGCAGATAATGCGTCAATCAGAGTAGTGTGGGGAGTATCAGGAAGTACTCAAATATGGTATGGATATGTCAACCATCATACTGTAGAAGCTAACGCTTCTTCTGGTACTAAGGCTATGCAAATAACTTATACTTGCATTGGCACGTCGAAGCAGATGAACTCTGATGTAACAAAGACATGGGGACAAGTTAGCGGAACGTACATGGCCAAAACAATAGCTGCTAAATATGGGCTAAGAGCTGTTCTGTCATCTACCTCATGGGTCCTTCCGTCTGAAGTACAAGCCAACGAATCAGACTTTCAATTCTTGAACAGAATGGCAGACAAAACAGGCTACAGGTTCTGGGTATCAGGCGGGACATTGTACTTCATTGACCCTTCTGTTGCCATCAAGGGAAGTATCAGTCAGGCAGTACCAGCTTTCTATATGGATAAATCTTTCTTGTACCATGACACTATACGTGACTTCAGCATGCTTAAAGGAGATAACATTCCTGGCTCAGTTATATCTACTCGGTCTATTTTCGGTATTGATACAGCATCTGGACAGCCATTCCAGATAACTGCTTCTTCAAGTACTTCATCCGTAATAAATCAGACCACCAACGACTGGCCTGTCACTACTATTAATGAGGCAACAAATCTCGTTAATGCATGGCAGGGAAGATCCCAATTCTGGCAGACAGCTACAGCAGAACTCTACGGTAACACGCTGGTATATCCCGGTAAGCTTGTCAACTTGACAGGTACTCAGTTACCCTCTGAGTCTACGGGCTACTGGCTTGTAGCATCAGCTAAGCATGTTCTTCTCTCGGCCGGAACCACACTCCCAAATCTTGATAGGTATGTTACCCATGTTGAGCTTATTAGAAATAGCACCACTCAAAATCTTAAACTCAAAAATATAACTCCTGTATATCCTGAGTTTACGGTATGCACATTATCAAGAAATACATGGAGATCAGTGTCGCAAAATATTATCTATGAGAAGAATCTATAATGACAGCTATTGGTTCCTCAAGAGTACTCAGTGCTGCTGGTACAGAAGCAAAAAAGATGTATTATGGC